AAGAGAAATGGTGAGACCGTCAAGGCGAAGTGGGCAGCCCGTGCTCTATTCGAGCCGCAGGTAACCTCTCCGGAGGTCCTCTCGGATGTGAAGTCGAGGGCTGAGTGGTACATGGGTACACGGTGGTTTGACGAAGAGAGGGTAAAGAAGCGCGCGTATGTCCCCGATCAACAGGGGTGCGCGGAATTGGAAAGAGGGTGTGGTGGTACTCTCTCAGTGAGGCCTCCTTGGATCGACGAGAGGGAGCCCCGGGGTCATGCATTTGATCCTACCGGGGTCCTTCACAAGAACGTTGGATTCGATGAGATTACTGAGGGTGACGTCGACTATTGTCGCATCGGAGTTGCCAAGAAGAAGGCGAAGATGAGGGTTGTAACGATGCAGAGTGCTAGGGCGAAGCGTATACTTCGGCCTGTGCATGAAGCTGCATACAACCATATCTCCAAATTCGACTGGCTTGTCCGCGGTGACGTCACCAACGACCATTTCAACACCATCAAGACCGATTTAAGGTCCGGTGAGCGCTACCGATCAGGGGATTTCGAGGCATCTACAGACAATCTTAATAAAGATGTCGTCCTCGTCGTGATCAAGGTGCTTGCCGAGGCGCTACCGGAAAGACGGAAGAAGGTATTACTAAAAACCTTCGAAGACACGTGGGTGCATTGGAAGGGCGAGGTGAAGAAGATCGTTCGTGGCTCCATGATGGGGAATCTTCTTTCTTTTGTTGTGCTTTGCTTGTTAAACAAGATTTGTCTTGATCGAGCACGACAGAAGATTGAAAATTGCGGCCCCAATTGGCGTAAGAGCCTTGTCAATGGCGACGATCTTTTCTTCGCGGGAACAGACCGGCTGTTTGAAGCGTGGTTAGAGGAGACGAAGAAGGTTGGGTTCGTTGTTAACCAGACGAAGACCATGAGCTCCCACCGTTATGGTGACTTAAATTCGACTTTGTTCGATTTTAAACACCAGAAAGTGGTTGCCAGGTACGACTTTGGTTTTCTCGGGACCAACCTTTGGAAGCTTCCTAATGGCACTTTGATAGACGGCGTTTTCAACCTTGTCTCCAAGCTGAAGTTTGCGACTTCAGCTTGGTTTCTGAACACCTTTGATGTCAGGAGTATCTTCTCCCGCATCCGGCCAAGCCTCTCTCTGTTCCCTCGACGCTGGTGGC